ATCGTTAGCCGTGAGCAAAGGCGGCTTGTCAGAGTTCGTATGTATCTTGAGCATGGTCAACTGCATCTCGATATCACGACGAATGTCATCCTCAATCGCATCGAACGACGGGTATCGCTTGAAGGGAACGATGGCGTCTATGTACGTAAACTTGTTGTGGTCTGGTATTTCGCCGCTGAGTTCGTAACTATCCAACGCTGCCTGCAAATTGCGCTTACTGATAGCACCAACAATCACCGCACCATCCATATCGCTCAGCATCACCCACTTGTCGTTGTTGAGCATCTGCCGCAGGTTAGATACGCAATCCTTAGCCTTCTCTTTCTTGTTGACGTACTCTCGGTACTGTGTCTCGATCTGCGTAACAATGTGTTGCGGTATATCGATCTTGTTTATCTCACCCATGTACGCTTTGACCAGAGCGGTAGCGGCATAGCCGGGTATGTTGATGTTCTCCGGCATGACACCGTTAGACCTGACAGCGCGTTCCATCATGCAATTCAGTTGGTAACTGAGGAACTGCTTGGTATCACGCCATCGGTTATGGATAGCGTAGTACGGGTCGCTGTCCTGATATTTGATCTTACGGACGATGTACTTGACGTTCTTACTCGCTACGGCGACGTTCATACACGACCACGAACTTCCAAGGCGATGCGGCTCGTTGATGCCACCGAACGCAATACATCCATCTGGGTCTTCATCATCTCTATATACCGCGCAGACGCGCAGCCCGGCTCGGGTCACTAGGTCTACGCTTTTCAGAGACTTTGTTAGTGTGAACCGCTCGATAGGCCCGACAACCAGAGAATCATCTGGGTCTTTCACCTGATTGATGGCTGCAACGATGATCGGCCAGAATCGGCTGGTCTGTATCTCCTTCCTAGTAGCATCGTCATGAAGACCTGCCAAGAAAAAGGACGTAGCGGACTGTACATTCATGCTCATAACATTTCTCCTAAGATTTGTTTAATCGCGTTAGCCGGTTTTTGCGAAACGAACCCACCGTCACACAGGCCAGATGTACGGAAGATCGGATGACTCAAGCCAGCCATACTTTCTGTAGAACTCTGGGTCTTTACGTAGCAAGTTACTGCGGTGCGATGCGTGGATAGCCTCGTCGCCTAGCCATGGCGGTGGCGTATCCTGCCGTCCATCCGATTGTAATTTGTCCATGAGATCCGTGAAGAAGGCGTGCAGAGTATCCTTGTACCCTCGTGACACCCACTCGCGGCTCATGGCTGCACCGTACCTGCACAACTCAACCTCGTGACCTCGCCACATCTTCGTCGCCGGATGGTTCACCCAACCACCCGACGTTTTACCCATGGCAAGTAATATCTGCTTAGTCTCCACGCGCTGTTTGCCCAGACGCTTGTAATCAAGAACCCGTGCCGACTCTTCGTAGGACGGGGATGGAAGGAAGGTCTGCATAACTTATCTCCTATCGGTTGATTTTCACTTTCTGCGTACCCATCGGCGGCTTGAACGACTCGTTACCGTTCTTGTCGATAAGCCACAGCGTAGGCACGTTCGATTTCCATCTGACATCACACTCAAGATGTCCGTCCGTGAACATCACTATGCAATCGGCGCTCAGGTTGTTCTCATCGAGATACTCACTAACGCACGATGCTATCGTGCCGCCACCACCCATCGGCTTCATCAGCGACACGATGTTGGCAAAGTTACCCTCCGTGAACACCTGCTTGCCGCGCACCTCGGTGTCCCACCACAGCACAACAATCTCATCAGGTGGCATGGTCTCGCACAGATTGGCGATGCGCGATGCGACCAGAGTCAACTGCTTCTGACTGATACTGCCCGACGTATCGATGCCGAATATGATGCGCCCGATCTTCTCGGAGTACATCGTTGGCAAGAACAAATCATCTACCAACCTTCGACGATTCAAACGTGCGTAGGTGTACTCGTCATACCCTCGCATGCTGCTAGTCCAGAAATCACGCAACACCTCAGCCCAGTCAATCTCTGGCTTCATCAGGTCAGTAATTTGTCGTGGCAATTTGTTACCGAACTTGCCCGCAAGTATTCCACCCTGATGTATGGCCTCCTGTATCTTCTCATCGAGATTCTTGAACTCTTCTGGTGTCATCTCCTCGATGGCATCAAAGTCATGGTCATCGAGCGGCTCACCGTCACCCAGTCCACCGCTGCCACCGTTTTTCTCCATGTCATCTTCAAGATGGTCATACACCTGCCGCACAGACCACCCGCTGAACATGGGATGGTAGAGCGCACCGGGCGGCAACTCTGCGAGAGTCTTGTCTTTAATCTCATGGATCATGTCATTCACAACGTAGTCCATCGCTACGTTGGCAAGTCTCGCGTTCTTCTTCATCAAGTCACGATGGCGAGGCAAGTGCTTCAGCAACACATGGAAGTTTTCATGGAGAACAAGTCCCGCTATCTGTGGCCTAGTCAATCTCTGTAAAAAATCAGCGCCATAACGCTTGTTCACACCATCCGTGTATGCGGTTGGACATGCTCTCGCGTCATGCACCACGCTCGACTCACCCATCATGATGACACCTGCGTAGAGACAGGTCTCACGATGACGCAGCAAGTTCACGTGCGCTCTCTTGAGTTCGAACTCTGGATCAATCTTCTTGACCGTGTTCATAACGCCTCCCGTTAAATCAGCAACTCGTAGTTATCTTTGGCCCAGTCCATGATTCGGCTGTTGTTCTTAGCAAGTCGCACCACACGTTTACTCTGCATGCACATGGTGAAGAACAACGACTCGATCTCGACAGACTTCACACGCTCGATGAACTTCATGAAGTTAGACAGGTCATCCTGCGTCTCGATGGTGTCGATGGCGTTGAATGTCATCATGAACACCGCTGCCTTGTTGTCAGGGACATTCACTCCCATGGGGTTGGCGATGACATCCTTGACCGGCACCAACTCCCGTTCAAGTTTCATGAAGTTACTCATGTCCTTGGCTGCTGCCGCACCGATGACACCGGCAAGTGCCGCCTCAGTCACCCTCGCACTCACCTTGTCACGACTGCGTACAACAACGTCAGACAGAGCGAGAGACCGTGGCGATACGAATGACAACTCACGTTTGGCAGGATTGAAGATGTACGGATTGTCATCCTGTCCACCATCAAGGTATGACGCAAGTGACGATGGGTTCATAGCCACCCATGCACGGATCACGGTGGCGATGTTGTTCTCACCTGCCCATGGCAACCACTCGTTAGCCGTAGGTTTGCGTACTCTCACTCGCATCGTGCGGTTGCCAGAGTGTGCCAACTGAGTGTCACCAACACCGTCGCTCTCGTTGTTACTCGTGGCAAATACCATGCTACCTTCGGGCAGCGGGGTATCACCTACGCATCGTTCAAGCATGAGCCGTGTCCACATCGCTTGCAGCAACTTGGGAGTCTTCATGAACTCATCGAGCATGATGACCTTCGGTCGCGGCGATGACAGTTTGAACAAGTCAGACACCAACTGCGTCAGTCTCGTGCGGTCGTTGTCCGGCACACTCATAACCGTGTCACCGATGTCACGCACGGCACAGTCCACGTAGATGTACTCGTACTTGTCATCAGGGTAGTGATCACGTGGATGCCTCCACTTGTCACCCATATCCTCTGCGATGCCGCGCAACACGCTCGACTTGCCGACACCCGGCTCACCCATGCCGATGACAGTCACCGTCTTGGCATAGAGCGGCACGATGCTACGAAACTCGTTGACGCTGATAGGCTCGATAAACTGAATAGCCATAACAATCTCCACATGGTTAAGTAATCGACACAATTACATAAATCAAAGTCATTCTGGGAATTTCCCAGAATCAAGTTACACACCAAACTTCGACAAGATATCGGTCAGTCCCTCATGCACCACGACACGTGTCGTGTCGCTGTCACGCAGTTTCTCGATAGTCAGACCACCGACAACGCTAGCCAATTGACTACGCACCGACTCCAACTCGCTGTCGTTTGTCAGGTTGAACTCACGGTATGTCTCACACAACTCCTGTGCGCGTGTCAGCGTAGACTCGTACAGTTTCTTACGCTTGACCTTCAACTCACCGTTCTCGCTAACCGTCTCCACAGCACAGTTCTCAGCAAGTGTCCGCATGATGTCCACCAACTGATCTTTCTGTTGTGTCAGCACAGTCTCGACCAGACTCCGTGCCTGTCGCTCGTAAGTCACCGCAAGGTCATCGACCGCATCCTGTGAGATAGCCACCCGGTAGTCACCTGTCGGCACCTCTGAGCGGTACAAGTTAATCGTGAACTTGGCTCTGACTTCTTCTGCTGTCGGGTAGTCGTTCCTATCGAACATGTCACCCAAGGCAAACGCACGGTTACTCACGATGACCGGGTACGCTTGAATAAAGGTATCGACCAACTCGTAGAATGTTTTCTCATGGTGTGCGTACTCAGCCATGAACTTCGGATAGTCCACGACAGGTAGTAACCGTAGCGATCCCGCCCAGTCATACGAACGTCGCTGCATCCAGTTGTAGACAATCTGGCGATAGTTCATGCAACGCTTATGCTCTGGACAATTCGCTAGCAAGTGCTTCACGAACTTGCCTGAGTCCCGCTCTGCCTTCTTGGCAGTAGTGACCTCCTCGCTGATTTCGCTGTCTTGTTTAGTGCCAGTCCACACCGTCACCCGCGCATCGACCAACATAGCGGACGTAGCAAGTGAGATAACGTGGTTCGGCTTCTTCAATAACTTGTCCGTCTCAACATTCATAACTACTTACCTCTCGTGGTTGATTCTGGGAAAATCCCAGAATGTAAGAATAGTATAAGATACCTTGACATCAATGTCAAAATTTTAGAACTCCCTCGGGAAATACTTCTCGCCTTCTTCGTCTTCTTCCAACTCGTCTTTGGGATACCACTCTGTGTCGTAGTCCCATATCTCCACATCGACGCCATCCGGTGCCTCAAGTACCTCGGGGATACCACCTCTGATGGTGACGATGACTCGCTTTCTCTCGTTCATGATTGCACCTCCTCGTCGTCCTCGTCTTCCCATTCTGTCCAGTACGAATCACCTTCTCCGTCGTCGTACAACTCCTCCCACTCTTCGGGCGTGAAGTGCTTGTGCAAACATTCATCGGAGCAGTAGTAGGCTCTGCCACCGTCAAAGCAGTAACCTTCATTCATGCCTTTGCCGCACTCGCTGCAAGTACGGGCGTACTTCTCGTCTTCGTTCTCCTCTGCGAAAAAGAACTCGTTTGCATGCGCCATGTCTGCAACCTCGTCCTCGCTCATGTACTTGAGACAGGCCAGAATCACCTGATCCTTGTCCAGTAGACCGCACTCGACCATCTCTAGGATGCGGTTAGTCGCTTGTCTGGTCATCGCTGCTTCTCCTTTTTAACTTCCTCACAACACAGGCAGTCCCCGCACCGGCAAACTTTGCCGACTGCTATGCGCTCCTGCCGTAACCATTCCTCACGGCTCACATACCGTGGCGGCTCCAAGTACCGCGCAAGGCGGTTCACGTTTGCCCAAGTCTCGTATCCGTTCATCTGTAGAACCCCCCCTTGTTGTTGAACCCCATAATCTCCTCGCGGTTGGCAGGTACCATGTAGTTTGATTTATGCAACGGCAGCACCGTGTGCTTCACCGCACGCGCACGCTTCTCACCACATGGTTTACACGTTGTATATCCAATCTCGTAACGAGCGGGGTTGACCTCGTTACCGCATCGGTCACATCTGTACTCGCTCATATAACCTCCTAGTTGAGCCATCATGGCTTACTCCGTAATCCATTCTGGGAAAATCCCAGAATGACGCTGCACTCACTTGGCTTTTTCGGTTCGCTTTTTCATTCTAATATTATCCCATGTTTCTTATACTATGTCAAACCTTGTGAACAAATAACTGACGATTATTTTTCCATGTCCCGCTGGCTTGTTCCAAGATTTGCGGATTTGTTCCAATTGTTCCAGTTTTCAAAGTTGTGCTATGGGACAGATAGTATAGGAAAGGTGGACACTATGATAGTGCAAGGAGCGGGGAGCGGGGCGAAGTAAGTGCTTGATTTTGCTAGGTGAAGAGAAGAGAAGATAGATAGATACTTATAGTATAGAAGAAGAAGAGAGAGAGAAAAAATGATGTTTGTTCCAATGTTCCAAGTTTTTTAGGGTAGCGCGGTTTCTCCGTGAAATTTTTTTGGCGGGTTGACGCACCGCGCTGCCTTCTCATCCGGTCGCGTTTTTTACCATGCAGGGGTAGGTATACCTCAAAAAACTTGGAACATTGGAACAAACGCTGTAAGTGCTTGATCTACATGGGAAAAACTTGTTCCAATAGGTTGGAACGAATTGGAACAAAGTCTGCGAAGTTGGAACAAAGAGCAGGCAGTTGACGGCAAAACCGGACTGTGTTACCCTGCTACGCAGGGTTGCAGCGAGATTCTGGGAAAATCCCAGAAAATGATTTAAGCAAAACTATAACGATGCAACCACGCGCATGCGCGCACACACCTATGGAACTGGTATAGCCCCCGCGAATCGCGGGGACAAAAAAAGGGGGAGGCTTTCGCCTCCCCCCAAGGTTGGGCTAGGTCAGCCCTTCTTCAGTACGTTCAACATGGCATCAACGGCGCGCTCCATAAGGCTAGGTTCGAAGGCCGTAGTATCGCCGCGTTCGAATGACGCGGCATTGGGCTTCAAAATCCTAGTTTCAATGTCACGGTGGAACCTGTCCCCAAAGGGCTTGGTACCGCCAGTCGCGCCGCGTCCCGCCGTCGCCCCCGCCACGCGGTTAAGGCTAGCATCGGCATCCTTCAGATTGCGCCATGCGTCGGCGCAGATATCCTGAAAGTATTTCGCCTGTTCCGCCACAAGGGCGCCGAGTGTCGGGGTCTCGCGCTTCAACTTGGTGAGAGCATTGCCCTTGTATTGCAGGACGAAGCCCGGCGAGAGTTCCGTACCGTTGCCCTCCGCAACCTGTTCGTCCGGTTCCGCGTAGCGGTACTCGCCGCGTTCGCGCACGGCCGTGCGGGACTTGTTAGTGGGGTCGGCCGTCCATGATTTCAGTACGGCCGCGTTGAAGCCCTCACGCTCTACGCTGCGGGGCTTGATAGTGGCGGCGAAGTTCGCGCCCCACACTTCCCGCGCCATCATGGCGGCGGCGCGTCCACCTTTGGACGCTGTGACGATAGCGTCCGCAATCCCTTGAACCGTCGCAACGGTACCGACACTCGCAGCCACGGCTGCGCCAACCTTGGATGACTTACTCATAACATCTACTCCGCGTCATCAGCCGGGACCGATAAGCCCCTGTCGCCGTGACCCCTATATCTCACCATATGAGCATTGCTAATACAAGCCCCTTTGTAACTCATTGATTTAACAATGTTTTTTTCACGCCGCACGGCGGTTCTGGGATTTTCCCAGAACGATACCCCACCGCACCCGACCCCCCCGCTGCGAAATGGGACTCCGCACGCACCCCGCCCCCCTCTGATCCATACAAATCACCACGTGGTTTCCAAAGTTCTATTAGAAACACCCCCCGGTTGTCTTTTTGGTACCATGCCGTTTGCTTTTATATATTTTGCTTGTAGTATCCAACTTCATGGAACTACACGCCGGGTCCCCGGCTCCCATTCCGTTAATACCTGATATCGATGAGGGTGTTCCGCTGCCCGCGTCCATCGCGGATGCCCTGCCCCCGCTTAGTCAATCTGAAGAACTTCGCATGCGGGCGGCTACTATTAAGTTGATTTCTGATCTGACTGATACCCCCGTGCTTCCTACAGAGGAGGACATGGCCCGTGCAGAGCAGATTGCACGTGAACATATGGCAGATCCTGAAAAGAAACTTGATCTGAGCAAAGAATCCAACGAGCTACAGGTCTATTTGGCCGGTCTCGTGTCCAAAGCAAGCTTCAAACTTGTCGAAGAACTGTCTGATCTCAAGACTTATGTAGTGAATAAGCTTGTTTATGAGATCGAACACGCCGGGGATAGCAAGACTCGCATCGCTGCGGTCACAAAATTGGGCGAAGTAGACGGTGTGGACGCATTTAAGCGCCGTACCGAGACCACTCACGTGGTCAAACCCATGGCTGAGATCGAAAAAGAGCTTGCCAAGATCATCGAGAGCGTAGAAAAGCGCGTGTTGAGCCATGAAAAGGCCAAGCAACGTGCCAAAGATGGCGTGATTGAGGCCGAATTCGAGTCGATTCCTGTGGAACAGGGCGATGCTCAACCCTGATCTCGTTAAAAAGGCCCAAGAACTCCTGCCGTACATGACGGATAAGGAGCAGGCGCTGCTTTCTAGGCTTGTTGCGGACGGCAAATCACAGATCACGCAGGAAGTGGCTACAACTTCCTTCCTTGACTTCATAGAACACGTATATCCGGGCTACAAAGTGGGTCCGCATCACCGGAAATTGGCCGGGATATTTGAGGACGTGGCGGCAGGCAAGAAAAAAAGAGTGATCGTCAACATCGCCCCGCGTCATGGCAAGAGTGAGATGATCTCGTACCTCGCTCCGGCGTGGTTTCTAGGTAAATACCCGCAGAAAAAGGTCATCATGGCCTCGCATACTGCGGATCTGGCGGTGAACTTTGGTCGTAGGGTCCGTAACTTGGTGGGGTCGGAGAGTTATCGTGATGTTTTCCCTAATGTCGAACTTCAAGCGGACAGTAAGTCTGCGTCTCGTTGGGGTACGAATTTTAATGGCGAGTACTTCGCTATTGGCGTGGGTGGCGCTCTTGCTGGTCGCGGTGCCGATCTCTTTATTATTGATGATCCTCATTCTGAACAGGAAGCTAAACAGGGTCGCGCAGACGTATTCGAACCAGCATGGGAGTGGTTCCAGTCAGGCCCAGTCCAGCGACTGATGCCGGGTGGCGCGATCATCGTGGTGATGACCCGCTGGTCCAAGATGGACCTGACGGGGAAGATCGTCGATCACATGATCCGCAACGACGACGCCGATCAGTGGGAGGTTGTACAGTTTCCCGCTATTTTGAACGACAAACCGCTCTGGCCTGAGTTCTGGGCTATCGATGAGTTGCTGGCTAAAAAAGCCTCGATGGACGTGCGGTATTGGCAGGCCCAGTACATGCAGGAGCCGACCTCTGAGGAGGGGGCGCTCATCAAACGGGAGTGGTGGCGGATATGGGAGAAGGACTCCCCTCCCCAGTGCGAACATATAATCATGTCTCTTGACGCCGCTCAGGAGAAGAACAACCGGGCTGACTATAACGCCCTGATGACTTGGGGGGTCTTCTTCAACGAGGAGACCAACAACTACAACATCGTCCTGCTCAACTCCATAAAGGAGCGGATGGAGTTCCCCGAGTTGAAGCAGTTGGTGTTAAACGAGTATAAAGAGTGGCAACCTGATACATTTATTGTAGAGAAGAAGTCTAACGGCGCAGCCCTGTATCAGGAGATGCGTCGTATGGGCGTTCCGATATCCGAGTTCACGCCGGGTAAGGGGCAGGACAAGATCAGTCGCGTTAATGCGGTGGTGGACTTATTTAGTTCAGGAATAGTCTGGTGTAGCGACCACAGATGGGCACGGGAAGTGATGGAAGAATGTAACGACTTTCCAAGCGGGACCCACGATGACTTGGTGGACGCGACCACTCTTGCGCTTATCCGTTTTAGACAGGGTGGGTTCATACGGCTTCCGACTGACGAGCCTGAGCCGACTAAATGGTTCAAGAGCCACAGACGAGAAGGGTTTTACTGATGGTTACCCAGAAGTTTATGGGCCGAGGGCAGTTGATCGACCGGCTTGCAGCGCAGGTCGGAGACAAAGACATGGCCCTTGAGATCCTTAAAAAGCGAGGACATGTCGATGCCAAAGGCAATCTGACGGCTGAAGGTCGCAAGCGCGACAGAATGACCGCCGCAGAACGAGCCAAGGACAGGGCGGCAAAAGCCGCTGGCAAGTCCATTGATCAATACACCTACAATCCGAAGACAAATACAGCGACGTTAAGGCGGCGCTAGGAGAGCATCATGGCTATTGAGAAAGGTCTGTATGAAGCCCCGGTCGGCCTTGGCGCGTTGCCGGAGTCTGACGTTGTGATCGAGGTTGAAGACCCAGAGGCAGTGACCATCGGCGTTGATGGGGCCATCATCGAGATGATGAAGGAGGAGCCGCGTGCTGATGCGTTCGACGTGAACCTCGCTGACTACATGGGCGAGAACGAGTTGCAGAGTCTCGCTGGTGAACTGATCGGTCAGTATGAGCAGGACCTCTCTAGTCGTAAAGACTGGCTCGATACGTATATCAAAGGATTGAAGATCCTTGGCATCCGCTATGAAGAGCGCACCGAGCCGTGG